ACCTATATATAAAGGTCGCAAGATGGTCGCATCTAATCAGGTGCGACCATGCCATCCAATACACGCCTCCACACCGAACTCCTCATAACCGCGGGCGTCCGCGGGCTTGACCGTATCGATGCGGTCATCGAAGCCTTGCGCGCCGCCGGGCATAACACCGACCAGCTCACTGATGAATCCGCGCGGTTGCGCGCCGAGTGGGATAGCCTCGACCCGGAAGAACGCGCACGTCGTCTGCGCAACCTCGCGGAAGCGACCAATCAGGCACGCGAAGATGCCGACCGCCTCGCTGACAGCGCCGAGCGCAACGTTGGCGCGTTTGACCGCTTGAAAGGGGCGGTTATTGCTTTTGGTGCGGCGCTCGGCGTCGCTTTTGTTGCGGGCAAAATCAAGGATTTTTTCGGCGAGGCGGTCAGCGGCGCGGCTGATTTTGAGGCGCAGCTATCAACTGTTAAAGCTGTCTCTGGCGCGTCTGCCGAAGAAATGGAAGCGCTGCGTGCCGCCGCCGAGAAGATGGGCGCTGAGACTAAATACAACGCCACGGAAGCGGCGCAAGCGCTGGAAAATCTCGCCCGTGCCGGTCTGAAGAGCAGCGAAGCCATCGAAGCGCTGCCGTCGGTGCTGGCGCTGGCACAGGGTAACGGCCTCGAACTCGCTGACGCCGCCAGCTACATCACACAAACCGCCTCCGGTATGGGCTTGGCGATGAGCGATGCCGCGCGGGTTGCTGACGTCCTTGCCAAGGCGGCGTCCTCCGCCAATACCGATATTAAGGGCATGGGCTTGGCGATGAGCTACGCCGCGCCAAACGCGCACGCCCTCGGCCTCACCCTCGAAGAAACCGCCGCCTACATCGGCAAGCTGGCCGATGCGGGCTTTGACGGCAGCCGCGCCGGTACGGCGATGGCGGCGATGATGAGCCAATTCCAAAATCCGGCCAGCACTTTCAGGCGCGAGCTTGCCTCTATTGGTATCCGCACCAACAATTTCAGTCAGGCGATTCGCGAGTTGGCGGCGACCGGGCCGAAGGGGCAGGCGGCCATCAGCGCGCTCGGCGAAGCGGCCGGCCCCGCTTTCCGCGCGCTGGTCGGGCAAGGGATTGAGGCGGTCGATGAACTGAACAACAAGCTCAAAGACGCCACCGGCTTTGCGGTCAATCAGGCCAAGGAAATGGGCGACAACGTCGGCGGGGCATTTGCCGAGCTGGAAAGCGCATGGGATGCGGTCAAACTCAAGCTCGCCACGCCCATCCTCGAACCGCTGAAAAAGAAAATGCTGGAGCTGGCGGATGTTATCTCCGAACTGGTCGCCAGCGGCAAAATTGAAGCGCTTGGCCAGAAAATCGCTGACACCTTTGAGCATGGCGCCGACGTGGTCATCCGCTTTGTCAAGGAGCTGGACTTTGGCGCGGCGGTGGACAAGGTCAGCAGCGGCTTTGCCGTGCTACAAACAACCGGCGTGGCGCTCAATGGCGCATTCCAGGCGCTCTCCATTGGGCTGAACGGGCTGAAGGCGGGATTTGCCACCCTCGGCATCGTCCTCACTACCATCATGCAGGTTGCCGCCAACGTTGCGCTCGGCATCTTGGGCGCGGGCGAAGCCGTCACAGATTTTTTCGGCATCACCGACCGCGCCTCGAACTCCATGCTGGAACGCCTCGCCAGCCTGAACGAAGTCGCCAACAACGCGCGCGACGCGCTGCTCGATGTCATCAACAACGCAGGCGAATCCATCCGTGCCAGCGGCGAATCCATCGCAGGGACGGCACAAGATGCCGCCGAAAAAGCCAGTGCCTCCCTCGCCCAAATCCCACAAGCCACTGCCGACGCCGTAGAAGCAGCCAAGCAGCCGATATTGGGCTTTGCCCAAGTTGCCATTGATGCCGCGCGTGAAGTCACGGACGCAGCCATCACCGAAGCGGACAAACAAACCAAAGCCGCTGTCGACGCCGCGCAGCAAACCAAAGCGGCGCAAGAGCAGGCGGCGGAAGCGGCGAAGAATGCTTTTGCGGACATCGGCGTTGACCTCGACGAAGTCTTTACCGGCGTCTCCGCGAAATCCAAAAAAGCGATGAGCGACTACACCTATGCGGTGCAGCAGGCGATGGATGCCGGTTTGGATGCGACCGCCGCGGCTCGTGCAGGCTTTGAAGCACTGGCGGCGAAAATCTCGTCGCCGCAAGAATGGGCGGCGCTGAAACAGCAACTGACGGACAGCGGCGTAGCGATGGACAAGCTGACGCAAGGCCAGCTCAAGCGCATGGCTGACGGCATCCAAGGCTTGCCAGATGCGGCGGCAACCGCAATGGATGCGCTCAAAAAACGCCTCAACAGCGCCGACCTCGGCGGATTGGAACGCATCGGCACTGAAGCCAAAGCGGCCTTCGCCGCGGGGGAACTCTCCGCCAAACAGTACGCCGACATCCTCGACCAAATCAAAAGCAAAACCGAGGAGCTGCGCGCCAAAACCGCCAAAATCGGCGAAACCGCCACGCAGGCGCATGGACAAGCAGCGCAAGCGGCACAAGAACACGCCGCCGCACAGAAAAAAGAAGCCGAAGCCAGCGAACAGGCCGCTGAAGCCACCGAGAAAAAGAAAAAGGCGATGATGACCATCTACGACGCCAGCAAGCTCAATGCCGAGGCCATCGGGCTCGTCGATGACGCCATCAACAGCATGGTAACAAGCATGGGGCACATGGACGCCGACGACTACCTGCGCAAGGTTGGGGCGATGTCGCGTGTTGGCCAGCAGTATGTCGCCGACGTGCAGCGCGCGGAAGCCGCCACCGAGCGCCTCAACCAGCGTACCAGTGACGGCACCGTCTCCATGCACGATATCGCGGAGGCAACGCACGCCGCCAGCTCCAACATCGCCGCGCTGGACAGCACCACCTTGCGCAACCTCAACGCCAGCATCGATGCGGCGCGCAAAAAACTCGAAGACCTGCAACAGCAGGCACGCGACACCGCCGCCGATCTGGATGCCGAACTGGCGCAGCTCAAGGGCGACGACAGCAAAACCGCGAAGCTGGAGCAGCAGCGCAAGCTGCGCGAGCTGGAGGGCAAGCTGCAAGAGGCACGCATCCGTGGCAACGCCGAAGAAATCGCCCAGTACGAGCGTGCCCTCGAACTCCAGCGACAAATCGGCGCCGAGAAGGCGCGGCAGGCGGCGGACAAAAAAGCCGAGGCGGCAGCGCGCGCGCAGGAATCGCGCAGCCGCGGTAACGCCACGCCGCGCAGCACGACGACCAGCAGCGCCACCAACCACGGCGCAGGCGACATCAGCCCGCAGCAGGTGGTGGACGTTTGGGACGACCGCATTGCCGCCGCTGAGAGACGCGGCGCACAGAATTTTGCCAACGAACTCTACAACGCCGCCAAACGGAGCCCGCGATGACACCTTGGACACTCACCCGCAAAGACAACAACGCCATCCTCGAACTGCCGGCCGACATGCGCTGGCGTGACGAGTTTGACTGGCAAGCGCTGGCGCAGTCGTCCGTGCAATACAGCCTCGGCGGCAGCGCCATCATCCAGCAGGGGACGATGCTCGCCGGACGTCCGGTCACTCTCGGCGGCGAGTGGATCTGGCTGCCACGTGCCACGCTGCTGACCCTCGCCGCCTGGGCGGACGTGCCGGAGCTGGAAATGACCCTCGCCCACCCCGACGGGCGACAGCTCAACGTCTGTTTTTCCCGCCCCGCGCTCTCTGATTTGACCCCGGTCGCCTACCGCGCCCCCGAAGACGGCACGGCACAGTACGAGGCGCCGACCATCCACCTGATGACCATCTAATGCAACCCGGTAACAAATCATGACCCAACGCAAAACCCTCCTCACCCGCCAAGACCTCAAAATCTACGCCACCGAGCGCCTGACCGATGCCCCCGACGGCGGCGGACTGATGACCGCGCAAGAGCTCACCGGGGCGCCGGGCGAGCTGATGCCGACACCATCGGACGTTGACCGCACCCAGGGCAGATTTAACGCGCGCTCGGTGCATGCGGGCGTGCGCCGCCCGGATGCCACCCCGCTCTGGGGCGCGCACGTCATCATCAGCAAGCCGCCCAAGGCAGCCAATGTGAGCTACCTCCTCTACCGTGGCGTCAAGTACGGCGAGGTGCGCGCCGACATCGTCAAGCGCATCGCCGCCTATGCGGTGGCCACCATCGAGTCGCGCATGACGCTGCTCTCGGTGCAGTCGCTGGGCTCGCGCATCATCCAGGCGTATCAGCGTCCCGGCGAGCCGCTGCCGCTCATCGGCGACGTCTATTGCCTGCGGCAGGACAAGCGCGGCTACCCGCAGCAGGAGCAATACATCAAGGTTATCCGCGTCAGCAGCGAGGACAGGACATTTACTGATGCCGCGACGGGCAAGGATTTTGTCCGCACCGTGGTCAAGATGGAGATTTCGACGGCGCTCACCGCCGATTTTGTCGGCGTGGACTATCCCTCCATCGCCTATGTCGACCCGGCGTGCAAGCTGCGCGAGACCCACATTGCCGACGGCGCGCAGTATTACGGCGTCAAACCGCTGGCGGAGGCCATCCGCAAGGGGGTGATGACCCTCAAAGTCCCCTCGCTGATGGAAAAATTGGTGCCGACCTCGCAAATCGAGACCTCGCACACCGACCTCACCGCCGCCGGCCAGCAGCAGCTGATTTTTGACGCCGCTAAAGGGGAGAGCAGCCTCATCGGCTCGGTTGCCCTCAATGGCAACAGCGTCCTCTACGCGGGCAACGCCATCACCCCCGGCAGCCTGCGCCTGGTCATCAACGCGACCGAAATCCGCGACCGTGGCGGCGACCTCGTCATCAATGACCGCGCCGTCGGCACCGTCGATTACGCCCACGGCGAGCTGCGCTTTGCCGAGAGTGTCCACGCCGGCGGCTGGTGGACGCTCTATTTCCGCCCGGCCGCCGAGTTTCTTCAGGTGGCGGACACCGCCAGCATCCCGGTCACCATCAACAACCGCACCTACAACTACAGCATGACCATCCTGCCGGTGCCTGCGCCGGGCAGTCTGGTCGTCTCCTACCGCGCGCAGGGGCGCTGGTACGACCTGCGCGATGACGGCTCCGGCGCCTTGCGCGGCGGCTCTGCCGGACATGGCAGCGGCACCCTCAACTACCGCACCGGTACGGTCACCATCACCTGCGGCGAGCAGCCGGACGTGGCAAGCGAGGTCATGTTTGCCTGGGGCTCACAGGCGACGGTGCATAACCGCGCCGACAGCACGCCAACGGCGACGATGCTCATCCAGCTGGAGGCAGGCGTCGCCCCCAACAGCGTCAAGCTCAGCTGGACGGACAACGGCGCCGCCAAGAGCGCGCAGGACGACGGCGCGGGCAATATCACTGGCGCGTGGACGGGCACGGTCGATTACCGCACGGGGGCGATAACGCTCTCCAGCTACCCCGGCGGCGAGCAGCGCCTCGACGTCAAGGTGGACTACTCGGTCGGCCAGCCGCAGAGCGCCGAGTGGAAGGCGCCAAGCCGAGACGGTAGCGGCTACGTCAACCTCACCCTCGGTCAGACACAAATCAAACCGCGCTCGGTCGAGCTGGTGTACAACGTCCTCATCGAGGACTACGACCGCAAGGTACAGCAGGGCGAGGCGTACACGCGCAAGGTTGACCCCTATGTGACCGTGCGAGACGACGGCAACGGCAATCTCAAGGACGCGGGTGGTGTCAGCCACGGCAGCATCAACTACACCACCGGCGTCATCAAGCTCAAGCCCGACGGCATTGTCAAAATCCCCAAGCCTATCTATCGCAAAGAGCCGATGGGGGAGGAAATTGTCTCCACCCAGGGGACGACGCAAACGGTCAAACCGCTCTACCGCCTCATCCTTGAGGGCTATGAGTACGTCCCTGCGCTGGCGTCCGCGCCGATAGACGACAGTTTCAAGGTGACGGCCACCTACCGTGGACAACAAACTGAGGATGCACGGACAAAACAGGCAACCTCCGGCGTGCTGCGCATTGACCTCCTGCCGACGCTCGCCGAGCAGATTGTGCCGGGCAGCGTGCGCTTTGCGATTGGCGGCGAGGTGTATTTTGATCGCCGCGGCGAGCTCTACTGGCGGCTGGACACCAGCAGCGGTGCGGCGACGCGCATCGGCTCTATCGACTACCAGAGCGGCATTGCCACCGTCGAGCGGGCGCCCGCAGGGGCGCTGACGCTCTTGGCGCTCGCCGGTACCGTCTCCGCCAATCCGGTCGATGCCGCCGTGTGGCGTATCCCCTCTGCCCCGGTCAGCCCCGGCTCGCTGCAAATCACCGCCACCCCGCTCACCGGCGGGCAAATCAACGTGCGCGCCGACGCCGGAGGTAGAATCAGCGGCAATGGCATCGAGGGCAGCGTTGACTACGAGAGCGGCGTGGTGCGGCTGCGCTTTGGCAAGCTGGTTGCGGCAGCGGGCAACGAGTCGGCCTACTGGTACAACCCGGATGCGGTCGATGCCCAGGGCAAAATCTGGCAACCGCTGCCGGTCTATGCCGACAGCATCCGTTACAACGCCGTCTCCTACACCTACCTGCCGCTGGATACCGGCACCATCGGCATCGACCCGGTGCGCCTGCCGTCGGATGGCCGTGTGCCCATCTACCGGCGCGGCGACATGATTGTCATCGGCCACCGCCTCACGGAGGACATCGGCAGCGCGCATACCGCCGGGCAGACGGTACAACTCTCGCGCGGCGATGTGGACAGCATCTGCCTGCACGATGCCAATGGCGTACCGATTGAGGCCAAGTGGTACGACTACGACCTTGTGCGCGGCACCATCACCTGGGCGACGCCGCTTGACCTCTCCGCCTACACCCTCCCCCTCACTGCCGGCCACGCGCGCGAGGAGGAAAACCGCCTCATCGCGGTGGACATCGACGGCACCTTGCAGCTGCAATTTGCCACCGGCCGCGACTACCCGGCGGATGAGACCTACATCTCCTCCGCCCTCATCGGCGGCGACCTGCAAGTCAGGGCAACGGCACCATTCGGCCAAAAATCCTGGACGCGGGTGTGGAGCGATGAGCGCATCGGCGACGACATCAGCGCACGCCTCAACGTTAAGGACTACCCCATCCAGCTTGCCGACGACGGCGCGACCACCGACCGCTGGGCGATTGTCTGGCGCGACGGCACCCAGTTTGACCTCTACTCGGAGGCACTCGGCCTTGTCACCCGTACCGATGCCCTGCAAGACCTCGCACCCATCAACCCCGCCAGCGGCAAACCCTACTTTACTTTGCCCAAGGGCGCGTTCGGCATTGCGGGCGGCGCGTCGGGCTGGCAGGCGGGCGAGGTGGTCAGATTTAATACCTTCGGCACGCATTTGGGCGTCTGGGTGTTGCGTGCCATCCAGCCCTCGGCGCAGCGGCAGACCGAGGACGACGGCTTTGTCATGTGCCTGCGCGGCAATACCACCGAGATTTAAGGAGATTTTATGAGCTTTTTGAACCCCACCCCCGCCCCTGTCCGCCTCTACAGCCACACCGACTCCGAAGCACCACAACTGCCTGCCAACAACTGGACAGGCGCCCTCAAGACACTCCTCAAGGCCTGCCTGGTCACCGGCTACGGTGGCAAGCCCGGCGCGGGCTGGACGCTGCGTGAGGAGAGCGACAACAAGGCCATCTTTGCCATGGGTGACCCGGCGTGTCCGCCGGTCGAGCTGGAGGTGGATAGCAGCAATATCACCATCACGACGTTTGACCTGCACTGGCAGAGCGTCAAGCAGGGCATCGTCTCCAGCTGGGCGTCTGGGCAGCTTAACCGTTACACCGCCGCCGCCGGCTGGTATCTGGTGGCGAGCGCCCGCAGCTTTGTCTTGCTGCCGCTAGTACGCACCGGCAATAGCCCGCTCATTGCCGGGCTGGCGTATTTTGGTCAGACCTGTACCAACCTCGTTGACCCCGGACAGCAGGATTTTGCGCTATGGCTGGCCAAGAGCAACAACAGCAACTACGTCTCTGACGTCCCGTCTGTGCTCTACAACGGCGGTAACGCCGCCTGGTCATCCGGCAGCCTGCGCCTGACAGGCAAGATTGGCGACGGGCGCAATACCGCGCTGCGCTGCGCGTCGGCAGCGCGTGCAGGCAGCAGGCGGCTGCCGGTTAACAATGACTTTGGCGCCGTCCTCTACAGCGAGATCTACCTGCACCGTGCCGCCAGCTACGGCAGCAGCAACTACGCGGTCAGCGGTCGCCTGCCGGGGCTGCTCGTCGCCTCGCACCGCACCATCCGCGACCAGACCGGCGACATCGTGCAGGTGGCGGGCAGTCCGCACCGCTGGCTGTTGACGCAGCAGGACGCGTCGATGGGTTATGCCGCCGAGGGGCTGGATGGGCTGGACGTCCTCGTCAATCTGGACGAGTGGGTGTACTGATGCTGGAGACCGTCTATATCGACACCGTTTACAAAGGCTACTTTGCCGGGGCGGACGAGGGCATCGTTACCGCCGGTGGCAAGCCCGCACGGCGGCAGGTGGTGTGTCTGGATGCCGTCACCCTGCAAATCGTCGCCCTCTGCTGGTCGCTGGACAGCGGCCATTACCTCGTGCGCGGCCTTGACCCGGCACGCCGTTACCTGCTGCTGGCACGCGAGTACCAGCGCGGCTACGAGCCCTGCGCCTACGACTGGCTGGCGGGGGCGAGCACCCCCGCCAGCCCCCGCCAGG